GTACCGCCAGTTTGATGGTTATCTTGAAGGTCACGGCCAAGAATTGGCCAACTTTCTAAATGAATTGACCGTTGGTAATGGCATTTCTGGCAAACCAGATTTGTTTAGTTTTGCAAATGGTATGGGTGATTTGGCTGCTCAAATGATTGTGTGGTTTAAGAAAACGCCTGGTGGATTTTATATTCATCCAATTGAATTTAACCAAGATGCTTTGCAAGATTATGAATACCATGTTTATGAAAAAAAAGTGGTTGTAAAAAATCCAGACGAAGTGATTTTTGAAGGTTCTTGGAATGAATTCTTGGCATTGACCACAGAAAAAGAATTGTCCGTTGATGACGGAGATGAGGCAAACATTGGTGAGGCCTCTTGACAAACTCACCTATTTGTGTTAAACTTGAAGTTCTTAAATTGTAATGGAGATTAAAATGGCAAAGTCCAAAAGTGTGAAGACGGTAACTACCCCTAAAACATCAGCAACAAAAATCAAACCTGTGCGGTTAAATCACACACAGAAATTGGTTACTGTTATGATTTCTGGTAAAGTTGTTACTAGTGAAGAAATTGAAGCCCTATTGGGTGACCAAATTCAAATGTATAAATTGTCCACTTATATGTGGGCGATTAAAACTAAGATGAATGGCACGATTAAAGTAATCAAAGCTGGTCGTAAAGTTGTCGGATATCAATTAATGAATCCGAAGGACCTTTTCGCCGCAGGTAAAGTTAGAGAGTACCTGAAACAAAATGGTACCGTAACTAAGTTGGAAGATTTAGGTGCAACAGAAGTGAATAAAGAAATTTCTGAACCTGTTGTTGAAGAAATGATAGTAACAGAAGTTACTGCTTAATTAATTTGCTAATGAGGGGAGTTGCGAGACTCTATGGAGCAATCAGTCAGATGCCGGGTTTTCGGACCTTAAAAAGGATCGTGCAGTTAGTCTCATATAGCAGAGTCCGCTCATTCTTAAACAACTATGTGCCCTCACTTTTATTATGAATAAATCACAAAAAGAAGTTCTACTAATCACACAAGAAGAATGTGCTGAAGTGACGCAAGCCATTTCAAAAGTTTTTCGATTTGGTATGGATGAAATATATAATGACCGTTCAAACAAGCAAAGGTTAACAGAAGAGCTTGGCGATTTGCATTGCATGATTGAATTGATTGTTGAATCTGGTATGGTTGAACAAACCGACTTGCTTAATGCATCAGGTAATAAACGAAAAAAATTGATGCAGTGGTCTAAAATATTTGAAAGTACAAATGTATAATTACCTCAAATACAGTGGTATTTCTGTTATACTCACCTTGAATCCATTGCATTGGAAAATTTTGCCATGGTATCGTAATGAGGCAACAGAAGATGATTGGTCAGTAGGAACCCATGCAGTTGGGTTTTTGTTTTTAACTGTTAGATTTTGGATTGATAACGGAGATTGGTAATGAAACACTGGACAGAATTGAATAATTTAGAGACACAACTTATCCGCCTTAACTCAATGCGGTCTTTGTTTAGTATGATGGCATCTGGTGCAGAAGAAAGCAGCTCAGAAGATATTCGTAATGCAATGTGGTTTATTGAATCCTCTTTAAATGACATTACTCATAATTTGCGAAGTGATTTTAATGACTTGTGGGAAGTTGTAAAGAATGATGTTGAAAAAGAAGAAAAGAAACACAAAGGCGGCATGAAGAAGAAAAAGCAAATGACCGACCGTGAATTACCATGAATATTTTTTACCTTGACCATGATGTGACTAAGTGTGCTGAAATGCACAATGATAAGCACGTGGTCAAAATGATTTTAGAATATGCTCAATTACTTTCTACTGCTCATCGTGTTCTTGATGGTACTATCGTTGTTGGCCTCTCTAAAACTGGTCGCAAACAAAGCAGATATGTTCTTCCTGACAACCGTGAATCTTTGCTCTATAGTGCTACTCACCTCAATCATCCTTCGGCAGTTTGGGCAAGAAAGTCTAAGCAGAATTATCTTTGGCTTGCCAATATGTTGATTGCATTGTGTGAAGAATATACACATCGTTATGGCAAAATTCATAAAGTAGAGAGAGACGGACTTTGTTATGTATTACTTAAAAACATTCCCCATAGTATTGCTGATAGTGACTTTACACAGCCTACTCCGGCAATGCCAGATGATGTAAAAATCCCTGGCGATTCAATCAAGTCATATCGTAACTACTATATAAACAACAAGACGCATTTGGCGAATTGGAAGAAACGAACAACACCGGAGTGGTACATTGCCAACGTATAATTTTATTGATACAGAGACAAACGAAGAATTTGAAGTGGTTATGAAAATTACTGAGCGTGAAGAATTTCTAAAAGAAAATCCTCAAGTGCAACCAGTTGTTTCCGCACCCGCTTTGATTAGTGGTACAAGCACATATCAAAAAGTACCAGAAGGATTTAAAGAAGTTCTAGCAAAGGTTGGTGAGAATCATCCTGATAGTAGACTTGGGCGTGAATATGGTAATAAAACAAATGCACAAATTAAAGCTCGTGACATTGTTGATAAGTACCGCAAAAAAATTAGGAATGCATGACGTTTAATTTCATAAAGTTACCTGAATTAGATTTCGATTTAAAAGCAGAGACAACGGACCAAGGCAGACGATATGTAACACCAGAAGGACAAAAGTATCCTTCTGTTACTACTGTTTTGTCTTCTTACAATAAGAAAGCTATTTACGAATGGCGTCAGCGTGTTGGTAATGAAGAAGCAAATAAAATTGCTGGTCGTGCTTCACGCCGTGGAACACAATTACATTCATTGTGTGAGAAGTATATTCTTGGTGAATTAACCGAGATGAAAAAACAATCATTGATGCCTTTGGATAAAATGATGTTTGGTCAATTACGACCAATATTAGATGACCATGTTGGTAATGTATATTGCCTTGAACAGGCATTGTATAGTGATAGTTTGAAATTGGCTGGTCGTGTTGACTTGATTGCTGAGTGGGATGGTGAGTTGTCTGTAATTGACTTCAAATCTTCCACAAAGGAAAAGAAAGAAGAAAACATTCGTAATTACTTTATGCAATGTTCCGCATATGCTGAGATGTTTGGAGAAATTACAAAACGACCAATCAATAAGATTGTGGTTGCAATTGCGACCGAAGAACAAGTGCCTCAGGTATTTGTGAAAGACAAGAAAGTATATTTGCCAGAATTAAATCAATTCATTGATAAATACTGGAGTGATATTGCTGTATGAAGTAAAGTAAAAAGTGTTCTGGACGGGGGTGCAAATCCCCCCAGGTCCACCATAAGGAAGTTTTATGAGTAAAGTTTTAAAAGATATTGACCAGCTAATCCTAGATTATGCAGGTCTTCCCGAATATGTATATTCCACTCGTATTTTGGAGGCTGCTAAATCGGAAATAATTCAGTTGAAAAATTCTGAATCCGAAGCTGAATATTTTAGAACTTTATGCGAAGGGTACGAAAAAACTTCTTTATGATGGGCCTGCATAGTTTCGACAGGGCAACAAGTAACAGAGTGGACAGCACGGTAGGCGATGACCGTTAATCAAGCAAAAAAAGTAACCGCAAACGACTCACAGTTCGCATTAGCAGCCTAAACACTGCTTAGGGTTTCGGTTAGTTTCCTCGTAACAGAATAACTAACCAATTTCATATAATTAAGGAGTTTATTTTGAAGAAAATTTTATTTGCAACATTGGCCACTTTGGCATTTTCCGCATCAGCAGTTGAATTTGGTGTAAACGGTACCCGTGATTACTCAGGTACTGACCGCACAGGTTATGGTTTCACATTAGGTGAAAAGTTCGGTGCAGTTGGTGTTGAAGGTGGTTACAATCGTTTCACACAAGGTGCTAACGACCAAGACCGTTATTCATTAGTAGGTTCATATGATATTACCAAAATTGGTCCTGTTACACTCGCAGTTAAAGCGGGTGTTGCATATTTGAACAATCAAACTGGTTCTAATGGTTATGCCGTTACTGCTGGTGTTGGTGCTTCTGTTCCAGTTTACAAAAGCTTGGCAGCAACAGTTGACTATCGCCGTCAAGAAGGTCAGAATCGTGTAAGCGCATTTGATGGTAATCAAGTCGCAGTTGGTTTGAAATACGCATTTTAAAGACCAGAGTTTGGTGGGTTCTCAATAAAAACCCTCACTTTAATTTGGAGTAATTGTGAAAATTTATAGAAGTAATTATCGTCATCATTGGGTATCACCTTACACTATTCTCAAAGTAGTTTGCTTTTGGGAAAAAGATGATAGTGTATTCTACAACCATGAAGATATACCTGGCCACAAATACGACAAGTGGGTTGAATTTCTAAATCCATTTTGTGTTGCATGGCAAAAGTTCTTAGACTTTGTTCATCCAGAAATTAAATATGTAAAGATTGACCGATGGGATACTTGGTCAATGGACCACACTTTAGCAGATATCATTCTGCCAATGTTGAAGCAATTACAAAAATCAAAACACGGTTCACCTTCTGTTGATGATGAAGATGTTCCTTCACCATTGAGAAGTACTGCACCAGGTGCTCGTGACCGTTGTGAGAATGAATGGGATAGTGATGAACATTTCCACGAAAGATGGACTTATGTTTTGAATGAAATGATTTTTGCATTTGAATGTAAGGTCGATGATTCATGGCAGGATAAATTCCGTTCAGGTGAACATGACATTAAATCTGTTGCATGTGAATGGGATGAAAACGGTAAACCTAAAATGTATAAAATGGAAAGAGGCCCTAACGATACATACAAATGTGACTATGATGGAATTGAATTAGTACAAAAACGAATCACTAATGGATATCGTTTGTTTGGTAAGTACTATGAAGGCCTTTGGGATTAATTTGTTATAAATAACTATACTACCAACAACACACACAAGGTAGTATAACACACACAGGAGAAAACTATGTCAAACATGACACCTTTTGAAATCCGTCTTGAACTATTAAAAATGGCAAGAGACATGCTATATGATGAATATAATGGTCAACGTGACCGCATTTCCCAAAACTGGAATATGCAATGCGCTTCGGCACAGAGTAAGGGAGAAAATCCTCCTGAACATCCTGTACTGCCGTCAATCCCCTCAGAAGCAGATATTATAAGCAAGGCTCAAACCTTAAATGGTTTCGTGTCTAATAATCCTGCACCAGAAACCCCAAAAGTTACTATTAAGAAATCTTCTTAATTGAGGGAAGTGGGACTTTGTGTCCCACTTTTAACACACACAAGGAGCAAAATGCGAAGTAAACTAATACTTTTTAGCATATTTTTTTCGTCATTGATTTTATTTTTGTCTTTAATCAGCATAGACACTTATAATATTCTGCCTATTAAATCAACATTTAATAACTTGACTTCTGAGGCACAAAAACAAGTAACTTGTTTAGCTGAAAATATTTATTTTGAAGCGGGGCATGAACCACTAGATGGAAAGAAAGCAGTTGCTTTTGTCACTTTGAATCGTGTGCAATCGGGTTATGCCGATAACATATGCGATGTGGTTCAACAAAAGAAGGGGCATATCTGCCAATTCTCATGGTATTGTGATAGCACATTTACCTCTAAGCGCTTGACAATTAAGCAGACTTCATTGTATAATGATATCTTACAGTTGTCTACAAATGTATTTTTAAATTTTGAAAGAATGGATGATGTGACCAATGGTGCGACCTATTATCATGCTGATTATGTAAAACCTAACTGGACAAGATTACAAAAGGAGACACAAATTGGGAGACATATTTTCTACAAAAGCAAAATTGACACAATTGACCGAAACAAAGGAATCATTTGATATGAATAGAGATTTAATCACAATCGCAATATCGGCAGTAATTGTATTATGTACCGCAATAATTGGCGGAATCGTGTATAATACTAATGATAGAAACAACATGGCGAAGAACATTGAGGCAGCAATTGCTAAAGGTGTCGATCCATTATCGGTGAAGTGTGCATATGAAACAAATTCTAATCCAATTTGTATAACATATGCCGCAACAGTTAAGAAATAATTTTTAGGAGTATATTATGGCAATACAGCAAGTGAGTGTTAATCAAATTTCAAACCCAGCAGACCGTGAAAAGTTGTTGAAAGTAATCCGTGAGGTGTCTGATTCAATGGCACGGGCTCAGGGTGAGAAAGAATATATCCGTGAAGCAATTGCAGATATCAGTAAGCAATTACAGTTGCCGAAGAAGATAGTTGCGAAGATGGCGAAGGTCTACTTCAAACAAAACTATGATGAAGAAGTTGCGGTACACGACCAATTTGAAACCCTTTATGAAACGATTGTGAAATGAAATACATATTCAAACAAATAGATAATATCTCTGGTCGTAATGCAGAGACTACAATTGAATTTAGTGCGGATTATCTTCCAGATATTTTGCAACATTTTGAAATGTTTTTGCGTGGCTGTGGTTATCATCCATCAGGTACATTAGACTTTGTTGAAGATGAATCAGAAGAAGAACATGAATGGACTGAAACAATAAGAGGTGAATCTGAGTGGCCGTTTGGAATAACAGCAAAACAAGAATGGCCTTTTGAAATTGCAAAACAAAAAACTATGAAAGTTCCATTGGTGGAATCAATCTATGACGGTGATTTGAATTCACCAAGCGTAGGTGCCTCAGACTCTTGGACAGACCCATGGAAAGGTGTTGCACCATCGGTTGCAATGCAATGGACTGCAAATGAGTTGATGAAAGATAAATCAGTTTGTCCAGTCTGTAAGATTGATAATGGTGTAATGCTACAACACGAATGTTGGGACAAGAATTGTCCAAAAGGACAGGATGCCAACTAAAGATGAAATGGCAAAATTTGCCAAGTCTATAGAAGAATTTGTTGCAAGTACAAACTTCAATTACATTGAAGCGATTGTAGAGTACTGCAAATTAACTGGACTTGAAATTGAAGTGGCTGCTACATTAATCAACTCTAATCTAAAGGCGAAGATTGAGAATGTAGCAATGGACAATAACATGCTAAAAGAAAAGGGTGCTAGGTTACCGATATGATATCTGGTTATGAAGCTTTTGGACTCTATCAGTCTCTAAAACTTCACTTCACAACTGACTCATACGATTACTTTAAATACAATGGCCAGACTAATGTCACCGTCACAGCATTTGAAAATCGTAAAGACAAATATCACTTCTACAAATTGTCTCGTAAGTACACCAACAAGGATGATTTAATTAATTTCACTGTTGCGAATTTAGTAGAAGATGAAAAGTCATGGGTCGGTGCTTTGTTGCAAGAAGAGGCCGATATGAATTTCCGTAAACGACAAAAGGTAATTCAGTCACTGTCATACACCTTTGAAAATGATTGTAAACTTATTTTCAGAGACTGTACTAATCCAAATGATGCATTAATGACAGATGGTGATTACCCTTTATTACTCACCAAGGTTCTGAGAAAAGAGGTACAAATTGAAACTCTGTGTATACTCAATCAGATATTAGGATTCTTTCCTATGTGGACAAGTAAAATCAACGATACAATTCGATGGCCTGCAATTCGGCAAAAGTGTATCAAGTATACCGCATTTATCCCTCAAGATGATGTAAAATACAAGTTGATTCTAAAAAAGGTGTTAAATGAAAATCTCTAAGATTTATTTGGATATGGATGGTGTTCTCTGTTTCTTTGAAAAAAGATGGGTTGAGTTATATGATGAATCACCAAATGAAAGTCGAGACAGGAAAGAATTTAGTGAGAATTGGACCAACTTCTGCACCACTAGACAATTTGAAACCTTAGATTGGTTTCCTGGTGGTGAAGAATTGATTAAATTCATTCGCAAATATGATGTTGAAGTTGAAATGTTAACATCATCTGGTGGCAAAAAGTTTCACGACCTTGTTGCTGACCAGAAAAAGGTTTGGTTGAAGAAGCATGGTATTGCTTACAAACCAAATGTCGTTCCAGGTAGAAGTCATAAATCAGACTATGCAAAGCCTGATGTTATTTTGATTGACGATACCGAAGATATCATTAATGCTTTTAACAAGGCAGGCGGTATCGGTATTCTTCATAAAGATATCGGTGAAACTTTGCAATATCTTGAAGCACTTCTTTCTGAATGACTATATACCACTATATGATGAATAATGTGGACAAGAAAATATATTAACATACAAATTATACAAGGAAATACATATGAGTTCATTTGCTAATCTTAAGCGCAATCGTAGTGATATCAAAACACTAACAAAGGCGATTGAAGCTACCTCCCAACCTGCTGAGGCAGGATCCAAAGATGACACACGTTTCTGGCAACCAGAAGTAGACAAAGCAGGTAACGGCATGGCTGTTATTCGTTTTCTGCCTGCGCCTGCGATTGACGGAGAAGATGGTCTTCCATGGGTTCGTACATTCAGTCATGGTTTTCAAGGTCCTGGTGGTTGGTTCATTGATAACTGTCTCACAACTCTTAATGAGAAGTGCCCAGTTTGTGAACACAACAATACATTATGGAACTCTGGCATTGAAGCCAACAAAGATATTGCTCGTAAACAAAAACGCAAGTTGAGTTATGTTGCAAATATTCTGGTCGTATCAGACCCAACAAATCCATCCAACGAAGGTCAGATTCGTTTATTCAAATTCGGTAAGAAAATCTTTGATAAGATTACTGAGGCAATGAACCCTGAGTTTGCGGATGAGACACCTGTTAACCCATTTGACTTATGGGAAGGTGCTAACTTCAAGTTGAAGATTCGTAATGTTGAAGGATATCGCAATTA